GCCCTGCTGGAAATCTGGCCGGTCTTCGAGGCTTTCCAGACCCAATACGTCGCCAATGGCCTGATCCTGGACGCGGAAAAAAACGTCTCCGCGCCCTCGCCGAATGGTCCTTCGGCGGGGGCGACCGCTACTGCGCGGCCTGCACACCCTGCGAGGGCCGCGGGGGCATCTGCCCCGACTGCCCCGCAAGACTGAACCGGCCAAAGACGGAACAGGGCTGGCAGGTCTGGGACCTCGTCGGCCGTCTTGGTGGCCAGTTGCGGGTGGTCCCCGGCGCGGTGCTGGGCTGGGACATGGGCGCAGCGCTGGCGATGGCCCGGGCGCTTGGCATCGACACCCTGATCGTCGCCGAACTGCTGCCCGAGATCGAGGCGGTCATGGTGCGCAAGCTCAACGAGCAGATCGGAGACGGCCATGGCTGAAAAACGGGTCAGTGTCCGCCTTGTCGCGGAAGGCGGCCGTCAGGTCCGGGCCGAGCTGGAAGGGATCGGTGAGGCGGGCACGCGGGGTTTCGGCCGCCTGTCTTCCGAGATGGAACTGGCCAATGTCCGGCTTGGCAACCTTGCCCGCAAGGCCGGGATTGCGCTGGCGGCGGTGGCGGCCGCCGCAGCCGCTGCGGGTGTGGCGATGGTCCGTTCGGGGCTCGACGTCATCGGCGCACAGGCCGACATGGCCGCATCGCTCCGGACCACCGTCGAAAGCCTGCAGGTGCTGACATGGGCTGGGGAGTTGGCCGGTGTCTCGATGGGCGAGATCGAGCAGGCCACCAAGAAGCTGACCACGCGGTTGTCGGAAGCGGCGGCTGGGTCCGGATCGGCTGTTGGGGCTTTGCAGCGGTTGAACCTGACCGCCGCCGAGCTGCAAGCGCTGCCGCTCGACCAGCGCATTGTCGCCATCCAGGAGGCATTGAACCAGTTCGTGCCAGAGGCCGAACGCGCCGCCGTGGCATCTGACCTATTCGGAGACCGGGCCGCGCTGGCCTTCCTGCGGATCGACTCCGCCACCCTCCGGGAAGCGGCGCAGGATGTGCAGGATTTCGGGGTGGCGGTCAGCGCCACAGATGCGGCACAGATCGAACGCACCGGCGATGCCATCGCCAAGCTGAGCCTGATCTGGCTCGGCCTGACCAACCGGCTGACCGCCGCCGTCGCCCCGGCGCTGGAGACAGTGGCGAATGCGCTGGCCGATATGGCGCGCGGCACCGGGCCAATTGGGAGCGCAATCGCCGCCGTCTTCGACAACCTTGGCCGTCTCGCAACCTATGCCGCGACCTTCGCAGCCTTTATGGCCGGTCGTTGGGTTGCAGGGCTGGCCGTTGCCGCCCTTTCGGTTCGCGGCCTTGCTACGTCGCTTGTCTTTCTGCGCGGGGCGCTGATCCGGACCGGGATCGGTGCCCTGATCGTCGGCGCGGGGGAACTGGTCTATCAGTTCTCGCAGCTGGTGGCCCGTGTGGGCGGCGTGGGCGAGGCTTTCCGGCTGCTCGGTGATCTGGCATCGGAGGTCTGGTCGCGCATCGGCCTGGCGCTCGACGCAGCCTTTGCCAACATGGCCGCTGGCTGGGAAGGGCTGAAGGCGGCCGGACTCTCGGCCCTTGAAGGCACCATCGCGGGCGTAGTCAGCTTCGGCGACCGGACGGCGGCGATCTTCCAGGGAGCCTATGACGCTGCGGTGGCGATCTGGGGCAGTCTGCCCGGCGCCATCGGCGACTTCGCCTTCGAGGCCGCAAACGGGCTGATCTCGGGTGTCGAGGCGATGCTGAACGGCGTCGTCACGCGCATCAACAATTTCATCAACGGGTTGAACGCGGCACTCGACCTGCTGCCCGACTGGGCGGTCGGCGAAGGCGAGGTGCGGATTGGCACGCTGGACCCAGTGGAATTGGCGCGGATCGGCAACCCGTTCGAGGGGGCGGCGACAGCGGCCGGGGCTGCTGCAGCGGATGCCTTCTCAGCCGCGCTCTCCCGGACCTACCTCGAGCCGCCCGACCTCGTGCTTGGTACGATGGCAGACGACGCGCGTGGCCGGGCTGACGGTTACCGCGAAGCAACAGGCATGCTGGCCGATGCTGCGGGTCGTCCGCTGGCCAGTTGGCAAGCCTTGCGCGACGCGGTGACCGGCACCGGATCGGATGCCGAAACGGCGTTGGCAGATGCCGCCAGTTCGGCGGATGCACTGAACACCGAACTGGGCGACACTGCAGCCGCTGCCGGAAATGCGGGCGCTGCCGCGCGCGAAGCCGGGGCGGCGGCGGCTGACGGGGCTGATCAGGCTGCGACCGGCTGGGGCGCGGTGACCGCAGCACTCGCCGACTATGCCACCAAGGCGCGCGAGATCGGCGGCGATCTCGGCCAGGCGCTGGTCGGGGCCTTCACGTCCGCCGAGAACGCGGTGGGCGAGTTCGTCAAGACCGGCAAGCTCGACTTCCGCGATCTGGTCACGTCAATGATCGCCGATCTCGCCAAACTGGCGGCGCGGACATTTATCCTCGGCCCCATAGCGAATGCGCTGTCGGGCGCTCTTGGCGGCGCGGGTGGGATCTTCGCCAACATCCTCCACGCGGGCGGCGTGGTCGGTTCGTCGGGCCCGGGTCGCATCGTGCCAGCGCTGGCTTTTGCCAATGCCCCACGCATGCATGCAGGCAGTTGGGCCGGGATCAAGCCCGACGAAGTTCCGGCGATCCTTCAGAAGGGCGAGCGTGTGCTCTCCCGCCGCGAGGCAGCAGGTTACGGCCAATCCAGCGCGCCTGCGGTCAGCGTCACCATCATGGCGCGCGATGCCGAAAGCTTCCGGCAATCGCGCACGCAGGTGGCGAGCGATATCGCCCGCGCCGTTTCGCTGGGTCGCAGGGGCATGTGATGGCATTCCATGACGTCAGGTTCCCCGACAACATCAGCCGCGGCGCGCGTGGTGGACCGGAACGGCGTACGCAGATTGTAGAGCTGGCGAGCGGGGACGAGGAACGCAACGCCAGCTGGGCCAACAGCCGCCGCCGCTATGATGTTGCCTATGGCATCCGGCGCGCCGACGATCTGGCGGCGGTCGTCGCCTTCTTCGAAGCGCGCAACGGTCGGCTGTACGGGTTCCGCTACAAGGATTGGGGGGATTACAAATCCTGCCTGCCGTCGCAGGCGGTGGCCCCGACTGACCAGCCCATCGGCACCGGCAATGGTGTGGTCAACACATTCGCCCTGCTGAAACGCTACACTTCCGGCGCGCAAAGCTGGACCCGCGCGATTGCCAAGCCGGTGGCCGGCACGGTCCGCCTCGCCCTGAACGGGGTCGAGCAGATGACGGGCTGGAGCGCCGATACCACCAGCGGCAGCGTCACCTTCACCACTGCCCCCGGCGCGGGCGTAGCAATCACCGCGGGCTTCGAATTCGACGTCCCGGTCCGCTTCGACACCGACATGCTCGACGTCACCCTCGACCTCGAGCGGCTGGGGTCGATCACATCCATCCCGCTTCTGGAGACCCGGCGATGAACGAAGAAACCGGCTTCATCGCCGCCGCGCTGCGCGATCTCGCAACCTCTACCGCCGTCATTCTGGCAGCGTGGGGCGCTCTGGGCGGGGCCACCAACGCGCTCACCACACGGATGCGGCTGCGCGATGCCCTGCGCCATATCCTGCTGGGCGGTCTGATCGCGGCCGGAATGGGCAGCTTGTCGATGGCGATCATCACCGCCTGGCTTGACCTGCCATCGCAGGCGATCCCGGCCGGGGGGGCGGCGGGCTCGGCCGCCTATCTGGTCGGCGTCTTCGGCCCCGCCTTCATCGAGGTCGTCCTCGCCCGGCTGCGCAGCGGCAAGGGGGGCGACAGCGATGCATGAACTGATCCGTCTCGCGCGCGCCATCCGCTGTGACGCGGCTGACCCGGGCCAAACCTTCAGTCACCGCCTGCGCATCGGTCTTCTGGTCGCCGCGCTGATCCTGATCCTTTCCTCCATCTTCGGGTAATCCCATGCACATGACTAATCGGGGGCTTTTGTCCCTCGTCCGGCACGAAGGACTCGTGCCCGGACCTTATCTCGACGTCAAAAACGTCTGGACCTTCGGGATCGGCCATACTGCCGCGGCAGGGCCGCCCGATCCGGCAGGGATGCCGCGCGGCATGCCCGTCGATCTCGACGCCGGGATCCGCGAGGCGTTCCGGCTCTTCCGTGCCGACATCGTGGTCTATGAGGCAGAAGTGCTGCACGCGGTAAAGGTGCCACTGGAACCACACGAGTTCGATGCGCTGGTAAGTTTCCACTACAACACCGGTGGCATCGCGAAAGCGTCGCTGACCCGCCATCTGAACGCGGGCAACCGCGCCGCCGCCACGCAGGGGTTCATGGGCTGGCTCCGACCCGCTGCGATCCGCACGCGCCGCGAGGCCGAACGCGATCTGTTCCGCGATGGCCGCTATCCGACCGGCACCATCCCGGTCTGGGCGGTCGACCGCAACGGACGGGTGGATTTCTCAAGGCCAGTCCGGCGACTGCCCGAGGCTGAGGCGCTGGCATTGCTGCGCCCGACGAGCACGCCGGAGCCATTGCCTCTGCCGCCCCAACCGCCTGCTACCCGGTCGTGGTGGCAGCGGCTGATGGAATTTCTCAAAGGAAAGGCAACATCATGAACTGGAACCTCGCACGCGGGCTGGTCTATCTGGCTTGTCTTGCCGCCTCCGGGCTGGCCATGGCCGGGCTTGCGGATTTCGATCTGATGACCGGCAGCTTCGATCTGCGTCCTTTCAATCTCTACGCCCTCACCGGCACGGCCGGGGGTGTGATTTCCTCAGCGCTGGCCTCGGTCGCCCTGTGGCGCGGTTGGGGGCGGAAGTGAAGGCTCTCCCGCCCGTACTTCAGGCCCATCTCGACGAGGGCACGACGACGCTGGCCTGGTGCTGGCGGATCGTGCGAGCAGATGGGGTGACGCTTGGCTTCACGGACCACGACCGCACCCTGATGTTCGATGGCACCGATTTCGAGCCTGAAAGTGGCTTTGCCGCCTCGGAAGTGCGGTCGGGATCTGACCTGTCTGTCGACGCGCAGGACGCCCAAGGCGTGCTGACCTCCGACCGGATTTCCGAAACTGATATCCTCGACGGCCGCTGGGACAATGCCGCCGTCGAGGTCTGGCGGGTGAACTGGGCCGCGACCTCACAGCGGCTGCTGATGCGACGCGGCGCCATTGGCCAGATCAGGCGGGGACGGCTGGCCTTCGTGGCCGAGGTGCGATCGCTGGCCCATGTTCTGGGCCAGACGGTCGGACGAACGTTTCAGGCGAGTTGCGATGCCGCCCTTGGCGATGCGCGCTGCGGGGTCAATCTCGATGCCCCGGCGTTCAAGGGCACTGGCGCGATCATCGACCTGCTGCGCGACCGCGCCTTCACAGCCTCAGGGCTTGGTGGTTTCACGTCCGGCTGGTTCACTTTCGGCACCCTCGACTGGACCAGCGGGGCCAATGCCGGGCGGCAAGCAGAGGTGCTGGCCCATGACCTCGTCGATGGTGTCGCCATCCTGACCCTGCTGGAAGCCCCTGTGCGCGCCATCGCCGGGACCGACACGTTCACAATCCGCGCCGGGTGCGACAAGCGCATCGCGACCTGCGGCACGAAGTTTGGCAATGTCGCCAACT